ATTTATACCATTACTTGAAATCCAAATCTGTCTCTCACTTATTCCACAATAAATTCCAGAATTAAAATTATATGCAATTTTTAAACTAAAAAAATTATATTGATTTAATTCAAAATCAATATTTTCTGTTGTTACATTTTTATTTCCACTTGTTGTATCAATATTTATTGAAGTATCATATGTTCCTTTCAATTCTATTTTTTTATTTTCTGTAAAATTAATTAGTCTTGGTTTTTCAATATTACTTGTATATAAATCCGCAATAATTGAGCATGGTACATCACCTTTATTTTCAACAATCTGTCTTACACCGCTTCGTAAATCAATTACAGTTTCTTCTGTATCTTCCCAATAAGGATTGCACGCAGTAAATACAAGGCTTCCTTTCTGCGTTCCTCTGTCGTTACTATTTTTATTTGCGAAAATTGGAATTGACGGCACTACTTTAATCTGTTTTGAAAGATAGTCATTTGTATAAACTAAAGTACCCTCGCCCAATTTCGGATTGAGTATTTCTATTACTTTTCTTTTCAGTTCGTATCTTTTTTCAAGATTGCCGTTATCCTGAATTGCAAGCGTTACGGATAATTCACGGTTGTTTAAAAGCCCGTCAATGAATACAGAACCGTCTGTAAATGGAACTGTCTGTGTCTGCAAATTCAAGCCCGTATTGTCAAAGCCTTTCCAGTTAGTAATTCCAAAATCACCGCTTGTTAAATCAATAACTACATCTTTTGAATTCCTATAAACTAACTTCTGCATCTTTACACCCCTACACTATAGAATTAATCGCCATTTCTCTGTTGTAATTCTTTAACTGTTGCATCATAGCAAACGCACTTGTATCCTGCATATTATTGAATGTTACATTGAAGTTGTTTGTATTGCCTGCGTTAGAAAGTGCCGTCTGCGTATTTCTGTTATTCAATACCTGTTCACCGCCCCTGAAGTTTACAAGTTCTGGACCTGCTTCACCTACAAGATGTAAGCCCCTAGTTGCGTTATTTGTTCCGTTTGCATAACCGCCTGCAAAAACTTTATTCAAGACAACATCAATATTTGAAAGCGTTTTATTTGCTTGGTCGAATGTCCACGACAAATCCCTTCTTATTTCGTGCAGACTTGTTTCTGTAAAGCCTTCTGTTATTCCTTTAGAAATTGCTTCACCTATAGAATTCATTTCTGCCTTTAAAGTTTCTGTATAAACTAAAGACTGAATGAGCATCTGTCTTATATAGTTTTTCATCTGATCCAAGAAGTCAGATTGTGAAAGACCATCAACAAGGGCGTTTACAAGATTTTCCCCTATGGCACTTCCCACTTCTTCAATGCTTTCTACAACATCTTCAACGGTTTCAAAAATGTCATTTAACATTTCGTCAATTTCTTCCGTCTGCTTTTTGGCAATATCATACATTGACTGCATAGCCTTTTTTGTTTCTGCAATCTTTTCTTTATTGCCCGTGTGCATAGCATTGACTAACTGCATTGAATAGTCTGCCATTTTCTCTGCGTATTCATCAGTATAAACTGATAACTTAATCATATTTTCACGCAGGAAATCTTTTATGCCGTTTGTAAAATCTCTTGATGATAAACCGTCTACAAGTCCAGAAATAAAATTGTCACTTAAAGTAGAACCTGCAGTTTCAAAAGTTTTTTTCAGTTCAAGTAATTCATTTTTAATTGCGTTTCTATTCAAACCTAAAGTTATCTCTTTAAGCAATGTCTCATTAGAAGTATAGAACATATCGTAAACATCAACAAGTCTTTCTGTTTCTTCAAGTGTTGCGTTAATGTTATTCTGCATTGTTTCATATAACTTATTCGTTTCTTCCATGACGATATTCAATTCATTTTCAGCGGATGCTAAATTTTCATACAATTCTGTCAGTTTATAATTGTAGTATGTAGTATCATTACTCCATCTATTTGCTTCTTCAAGTACCTTTGAGTATGCCTGTATGTAAATATTAAGTTCCTGAATTTTTTCAGCATAAGATTCAGTAAGACTTCCTAATGTTCTAATACTGTTGGCGTAATCACCTATTGTTGCAGTTTCTGAAATTTCTTTAAGCATCTCTTTTAACTGTGCTAGGCTTTCTGCTGCCGCATCTGTTTTTTCCTTAACTGACTTCATCTGTTTTGCAATTCCAGACAGAACCCCGCTTGCAACAAAGGCGGCAGTTGCACCCGCCGCAGCAAGTGAAGCAGATGCATAATCATGATTTGCCGCCCTTAAAGCAGCTGTTGCCAAAAGTTGTTCTCCTAAAGCCTTTAATACTTCTGCTACAGCCTCAACCCCAGCTGAAGCAAAAGTATCCCAACTTGCACTTCCGTCAATTAAACCTTCCCCAATTTCAGTAAATGTTTCAGAAAAAGCCCCAGTAATTGCTTGATAAGAAGTTGAAACAACATCACTCCAATCTTCTGCATTTTTTTCAATTTCATCTTTTAATTTTTCAAAGGCAGATTTAACTTCTTTAGTATTTTCATTCGTTTCTTTTACTGTCTTTTTAAGATTACCTGTAACTGCGTTATGAACCTTTCCCAAATCACCAGTAATTTTTTTTTCAGTCTTTCCGCTTAAATCTTCAATCTTTTTATTTACCTTTTCCAGCTCTTTAGTCAAACCTGACATTTTCGACAAATCCACTTCTCCTATCGGGTCGAACTTTTCTATTGCTTCCATTCCCAAATGTTCACGCACCCAGTTTAATTTATCTACTAATGGATTCAATACTTTATCAATGAAAACATTTATTTGGTCTGCAAACGAATTAATAAGCCCTGAAAGAATATTAAGGACGTTCTGACCTGCCAACATAAAAATTTTTTTCAACTGTTCCCACGCTAATTCCCATTTACCGCTTAATAATGAGAAAATCAAACCGAATGCAGTATTGAAAGCATCAAGAATGTTTCCTAAAATCTTGTGCAAAGTTTCATAGACATTCTGAACGACATTTGCAATTCCGTCAAAGACTACAGAATATTCTTCTACAAATCTTGATGCGTTATCAACAAGAGAGAAAATCATATCACCGACAAACGCAAAAATATCACGGATAGAATTTATTACAGGTCTTAAAACAGGGTCAAGCATTCTTACAATTCTTGAAATCGAGTCAACCAAGTTTTTTACAAGCGTATCAACGCCCTCAAACAGTCCGCCGAAAGTTCCTAATAAAGTTGCTTTCAAATCTGCAAAAGCGTCTTTGCTTGTTCTTGATGCCTTATCCGTGCTTTCAAGTGCCCCGCCTGCTTCAAGAAGTTTGTTCTTAAATTCTTCAACGCTTGCAGAACTGTTCCTCAAGACTTTAACCATTTCTGGACCGTTTCTGCTTCCGAATGTTTCAACAGAAATATTTAATGCTTCTGTTTCTGTACTTGCGTTTTTAATTCTTTCAGATACTTCTGCAAATGCTGTCTGTGCGTCTTTTCCTTCCTGCGAGAATTTCGCAAGTGCGGTTTTCATTCCGACAAGTGCCTGTTCCGCTTCAATACCGTTTTCTTTCAACGCTCCGATAAATGCGATTGTATCTGTTGCAGACATTCCGAACTGTGAGAAAACCGCCTGACCGCTTTTCAATCCGTTCATTAAACTATCAACACTCGCACCACTTTCTTGACTGGCTTTTGTGAGTTGGTCTAATAACTTGTTTGTATCCTCGGTTTCAATATTCCATTTTGCCATTATATCGGCGGTCATATTGATTGCGTTTTTAGTTTCTACACCTGTAACAGATGCGAATTTGTCAAACTGTTTTGTCAAAGAAACAAGTTCAGTTCCCGTTACCTTAAATCTTGTATTCAAGTCGGCAACCATTTTTCCGACTTCCTGTGCACTTCTTCCTACGCCCTGCGATAAAGCATCGTGCACATTTTCTCTGAACTTATAAAGGGCTTCACCTGTTGCACCTGTGCCCTTTGCAATTTCAGACATTGATGCATTCATTTCCTGTCCTAACTTTGTAGCCAAAGCAGTAACAGTTATTAAGGCAGTCGCAAGTTTGCCTTTCGGTCCGAGTACTTTATTTATGACATTGGAAAAACTTCCTAGACTTTCTTCACCTTTTTTTATTCCGCTTATGAAGTCTTGTGTATTCGCTTTTATGTCGGCAACTAAACTGAAATCTGCCATTTTACAAACCTCTTAACTTCGTAGGGTCTATAGGGTAATCTCGCCCCGCAACTTTTTCATTTATCTTTATATCTTGCCCGCCGTCTATTTCGTTAGGATCTTTTCCCCAGACACAGGACGCAATATAGCAGGCAAGATTTTTCTTTTCAATTCTTTCAAGTTTCTGTTTTTCATTTATCAGACTTATTACAATTCGTGGCTCTGAATTCCAGAACCATTCTTCAGACTTTCCCATTTGAAACGTCTGCAACAAAAGGAAAGCCCATTGAAATCCGTCTAATTCTTCTTCACTTTCTTTGTTTTTTTTTCTTCATCATCTTTCGGTAATGAGCCATATAAGGCTTCCGAAAACTTTTCTGTAATCATCTGAATATCTGCCATTGTATATTCATCAAGTAAAGTTTCTTCTGTCAAGCCTTCTTTGTCTGCAATACCAAGCCACAAAAGATGCGGAATTACAGAGAAAGGTTTATTCTCTATATCTTCCTGCATCTTCTCAAGATTTTTTAATCCGTTGTATTCCTGCTCGATTTTTGCCCAAGCAGAAAACCCAAATTTAATTTCCCTTTCTTTGCCTTTCAATTTCAATGTTACTTTTGTTGGCAAAACTTTTTCTAACTCTGTCATTCTTTTACCCCCTTTAAAATAAACCCCATAAGGTATTTGTATTTTACACCTTACGGGGCTTTTTTGCAATTACAAATTAAAGAGATGTATCTGTCATTGGTGTAGCACCAACTCCGAAACTGTCTTTTAATCCGCTTGTTACAACAACGCTTACAGGTGTTTCTGCATCTGCATCTGGTGTAAATGTAATTGTAGGAGAAACGCTTGCAGTTGTTCCGACTTCAAGTGTTCCTGCAACCATATCACCGTTTGCATCAAGAACAAGAATTGTTACCCCGAGAATTGCCGAGCCTGCACCGAATACGAATGAAGCACCGCTATCTTTTGCACCTGTGAATGTAATCACATTGTCTGCGTCCATAGATGCAGTTACTGTCAATTCGCTATCGTCCGTTGCTACTGAAACAACAGGGGCGTTAAACCAATTTTCTTTTACAGAAGAAGGAACTGTTGCATCATCTGTTCTGATATGAGTACAGATTGTGCCTGTGTCCTGTCCTGCTGGAACAAACTGTGTCTGTACAAACTGTGCAGTTACAGAAATGTGTCCGAAGTTAAGAGTATCAGTTTTTGTTTCTCCGCCTGTTTCAGGAACAGAGAATTTTCCTTTTGCATACCAGAAATACTGATAGCGGTTGTTTCCATTTCCGTCTTTGCCTGCAAGCCATACACGGAAACCAAGTGCATAATCGCTTGACTGGTCAAGAGGTGTTTCAACGGTAATTCCGTTTACTTTTCTCTGTCCGAGCAACTGTGCAAGAACATCTACATCTACATCAATCATTTCGAGTGTCAATTCTGTATTGCCACGATTTGATGCAGAGAAGAATGGACCGTTATCTGCAAAGTCTACCGCTACATCAGAGTTAGGGTTTACTGTTGCATTAACTGCCCCTTTCAATGGAATTACTGTATCAAATGTAATTCCGTTTACATCATCAGAAAGAACTTTAGCAATAACTACATTGTCCAATCCGATTTTTGGTGCTTCGTTTGCCATTTTCTTTTTCTCCTTATAAAAAAATAACGCTATTTATTTTAAAGAGAATACATCTCTTGTAAAATACATTACCCTGTGTCGCACATTATCTACAACATCAGGAACTTCCCGATTGCTTGTGCATACAAACCAATTTTCTTTCATAACATCGGCAACTGCAATTCCTATTTCAGATGTCGTGCTATATCCGTCTAAAGCCTTTGTATATATGTGTATCTGCACGCCTAAACTGTCTACTGTCGGCAGATTATCTGCAAATTCTTCGTCCCTCTGATTATCATCTTGAAAAATGATACAAGGGAAAGTTTCAACGGTTTCTGGGAAAGCATCAAAGATATTTTCCGTGTAATCCGTTATGCGTTCATCATTCAAAATACTGTTATAAATAACTTTTGCATTTATCATTTCTTCGCCCTGTTCATTTCTTCCGTCAGTATTTCTTTAATCTGCGGTTTACATTTTTCTAACGCAGGTTTCAGAAACGGTCTAGGTGAAGGCATCTTGCTTGTTCCGAATTCAAGAAAAGCCCCATAAGGTGGATTTTGCAAAGTGCTTCCAACCTTTCCAACTAACTGAACTTCATTCACTTCATAAGTAATAGACCGCCTTAATGTGCCCGTATCAACGGCAGGCGGTTTCCCTGCTTGTGAAGGGTGATGCCCTTTCTTTTTGTTGTGCGTGTAATACGTTTTAGAATAATCTAATTCAGTATCACGCATTGACTCTTGAACTTCCCTTTGTACTAAAGCACAACATTTAACAAGAGCCTTCCCCGTGTAAGTATGAACGCCCGTCTGAAAACTTTTCAACTTCTTCTGTAATGCGTCAAAGATTTTCGGATTTATTTCGCTCATTCATTACCTACTGGAATTAATAACGCTTCACAATGCACCCGCCATTTATTTACGGGGCATATGTTATAAACTTCTACACTTCCGTTGTCATAGACAACCTGTGCCCTGTTTCCCGCCTTCATATTTTCGGCATCAGTAAAAAAAACTCTTTTCGTTTCTGCCGTTCTTTCATCAATGCCGTAAATTTCAATCTGTTCTTTCGTCAAGACATTAGGTTGTACATCTGCCCTAAAACTTTCTAAAGGCTTTTCAAAATCAAACTTCTTGATTTTCGTTCCTTCTGCGTTTTTCTCTACTGTAAGCCCCGCAATATTTATCGTTGCGTTCGGATAGAAAACCATTTATGCAACCGCCTGTCTTTTGTAATCAATAAGCATTGAACAGACTTTAGCAGAAAGCCCGCAATCTGCCATACTTCCTGCATCTGCAAAAGTTGTGCTTATTCCACCTTCTGAATAACTTTTTATTCCTTCTGCTTTGTTCATCTTTACATTATATAATTCTGAACAGGCTACAAGACAAGCAGACATAATGTCATAAGGCAATGACGCACTATCGCCTTCTGTATAACCTTCATCAGTAGGTAAATAATAACCGCTTATATAATCAACTTCAATTTCATATACGCCAGATATAACATCGTATGTCATACCCCTTGTGTAATAAGCCCCGTTCCAACCGATACCACGATAAAGCATTCCGACTTTTGAATATTTCGGTAATACCTTATAATCAGTAATTTCAAAATCACCGATTTTGACGCTTGATACCGATTGAACAGGTTGATTGTCAAGAAGAAGTAACTGATTATTATTGACGCTATGCACTTCACTATTTTCTTTTCTCTCAAGCGGATAACCTAGATAGTTTTCTATCTGTGCAGATACCTGTTTAATCATTAAAGTTAAAAGGTCGTTCTGCGTATCACCTGTTATGCCGAGATAAGTTTTTAAATCCGGTAAAGTACATAGCATCATTTTCTTACTTCCTATTTCTTGAGCATACTCTTGATGTAGATTATCAATGCAGATAAGCCACCAAGAACAGCAAATACAAGTGCAGGAACTTTTGCAATTTCTTCTGCGGTAATTCCCGCAATAGCAAGACCTACACAACACAAAGCGATTAAAATAAATTCAACCGTGATTGTGATTTTGTTGTTAAAAAAAGCCTTGATTTTTTCTAACATATTCTATCCCCCTTATGGGGCAGATTAACCGCCCCTTTTTTGCTTTAGTCTACGTTTGCATCACTAAGAATACAAGATGCTGCAGTTGCACCTGTTACCTTTACATATTTGTCTGCACCTGTAAGGTCGATTGCAATTCCTACATCTGTATCACTTCCTGCATCATCGGCAGAAACAAGTGTTGCAAAATCAACGAATGTTCCGCTTGATGTATCGCAGGTCTGAACTTTAATTGCAGTTGATGAAGTACCGCCGATACAAACGAAAATTCCTGTGTTAAAACCTGTTCTGTCAAAGGCAGTATCTGCACCGCCGACATATTCAATCTGGTCAATGATTTTACTTCTGATGTTCATTTTCTTTTCTCCCTAAAAAAATAGAATTAACGGGGGCTATTAAACCCCCGCAGAAATTATGACTGTGTTAAAGATGCTTTAACAAATGCTTCAGGGTGTCTGCAAGCGAAGTCGTGTTCAGTAATAAGGCGAACAAGTGTCAAATCATTCTGGAATGCAGAAATCTGATTGCCGAGTCCGTCTGCAAATGTTCCTTCACGGCTCATTTCTACTGAAATGTCATAGCCTACGCCCCACAAGAACTGTGACCAGTCACCAACCCAGAAATCAGAATATCCTGTGCCCGAGTCATAACCTACAGTTGCACTTTCAATTACGTCATAGCCTTTAAGTTTTCCTGCATCAAGTGAAGGGAAAGCAAAAGGTCCAGAAGCAAATGCAAGGTCTTCAAGCCAACTTTCTCCAGTAGGACTGAAAAGCCATTTAACATTGTCCATAGGAATATTTGCCTGTTTAAGTTTTGCAAGCATTCCGTTTGGTGCAGTAAGGTCTAATGCAGTACCACCGCCAGCAGGTGACCAAGTCTGAACGCCCGATGTGTTAGCAAGTCCAAGTGGTGTGTGGAGTGTTCCTGCACCGTTAAGGAAAGCATCATCAAGGGCAATTTTTGCGTTCTGCATCAAGTCTTCTGCTACCCAAGTATCAATGCCTACTGCGTTAAAGCGAAGAAGGTCGTTTGAAATTGGAGTAAGAGAAGCCAACTTCTTAGCCTTGAGATTTACTTCGCCAAACTGTGCCTGTGATGGAGTAATCTTTTCTGCTTCACCAATCCAGTATGCAGATGCCTTTGAAGTCATTTTTGGAATAGAAAGATTTCCGTTTGGCATCGGAACTTTTCTTACACCGAGTTTTTCAAGAATTGTATTTGCGTACAAAGCCTTGATATAGTCAGGCGAGAAAGCAATAGGAATTGTAAATCCACCGTCAGAAGGAACAGAGCCTGTTAATGTCTTCTGTCCTAATACTGCGTGTAAAGCCTTACTGTTCGGATAAAGTTTTTTAGCCGATGCAAGTGCTTCATCTGGAGTTACCTGTTTAACATTCATTGCGTTCTTATCATTCATTGCTTTGAGATAAGAGCCAATCATTTCGTTTACTACAGTTGTAGAACTTTCTTTCTTGAGTCCCTGTACAACGTTTTCTGCATTTGCCTTTTCAAAGTTCAAAAGCATATTTGCGTTTTCTTCAAGAGCCTTTTTGTTTTCTGAAAGAATTTTCTCTACAGATTTTTCAACGGCTTCGTTGAATTTGTTTTCATCTGTGATGTTTGCTACACCACCCAATTCTTTTTTGATTGACTCTTTTGCTTCTGCAATCTGTTTCTGACTGCGTTCGTCAATCATTGCTTCAAGTTCTTTTGTTGTCATTTTCTTTATCTCCCATAAATAATTTTTTCGGTACTTCCGATTATATAAAAAGTTCCGACATTCTTTGACTGAACTTTTCTTGCAATAATTTTAGACCCCAATGTTTATTTCGTCAAGGTTTATTTCTTCTTCTTCATCTTCAATGACTACTTCATCGCCTAATTCTTTTTTTACTTTTTCAAGTTTTTCTGCCTGCTCTTTTATTACCTTCTGACATTCTTCAAGTTGTTTTTCAAGAACTGCAATTTTTTCAAAAGGGTCTACGATGTTTTTTCCTTCCTCTCCGAAAGATTTAACTGCCTGTGCAATCGCATCTTGATTTGCAGGAACGGCAACCGCAGAGAATTCCAACAGTTCCCATTTCTTGATTATATATCCGCTCGTTTCTTTATTCGGCTCTAAATCCGTAGCAATAAAGCCTACAGAAACGGCATTAAGCATTCCCGTTTTATAACAATGATAAGTAAAGTCTACAAGTTTTGCTTTTTCACTTGCACATTCCTTATCCGTTGAAAGTTCTTCAACTGTCGGAAAGTAAACATCACAGTAAACCGCATTACCTTCTACACCCCAGTTTTTCGGTTTGCCTAACGGAAAATCGTGTGAGTTATGGAAAGAAAGAAAGATAGGGTTTTTTTCAAAATTAGTAAAATCACAACCATTAGCAATAAGAACATCCCCGTCCCTATCTACCACTTCGCTTGAGATTTTAAACCTTACAGTCCTTGTTTCAAGTTCTTTTGTTTTTACGTTAAATATACCTTTTTTTATACCGTCCATTTTATTACCCCTTATTTATGAAGTCTGCCTTTCAAATATCCTTCTGGACATTTAAAATCCATTATTTCATTTTTGCCATTGTTAAACCAATGTTTACCCTTGCAAATTCCTTTATGATTTTCAGATAGTCTTTTTCTTGTTTCTTCTGTATGTTTCTTATTGTAAAAAGGATTTTTTTCACCCTTAAATTTTTTTCTTGCTTCTGATAATTTTTTTCTCATTTCTAATCCACATCTTGTTTTAACGTTTTCTTTATTTGCCTTTGAAATTGCTTCTTTTTGTTTTTCTGTTATATGTGTGCCTATTTTGTGTAATCTTGTATGTTCGTCTGCTTTCAAAAATATGAGTTCAGAAGCAGGTCTATTATAAAAGCAATCTAAAAAAATAAGTTCCTCTTTTGGTATTTGAACAGTTCTTTTTTCGCCGTCTGAATTATGAGTTTCTAACCTATGATGACAATCCCACCTTTTTTTAGATTTTTTTGCAATCATATAGTTTTCTATTTGCGAAAGTTCATCACAACAATATTTTTTACACATAGTTTCACAAATCATTTTCTCTCCTATACAATCACAGGTGCAACTGTGCATCTGCAATTAACAACATTTCCTGCACTTCCATTAGGGTCTAAAGGATACATCATATTATCAACCCCGCCTTCTGAAAGATTTTCTACTTCAAAAGTTTCATCAATGGAAACGATTTTGCCGTCCATTAAAATATGACTTTCTCTTGTCCTGTCGTCAAGCGTTGAAATCCATTCTTTCTGTTCAATGCCCGATGCCCTGTATGTTTCAGTCTGACCATAATTTACGCTTGTTCCCGTTTCCGTTCTTGCAATCATCATAGCCCGTGTATCTGATAATTCTTCAAATACATCTTCTGCACTTTCCTGCAACTTATCTTTTGTATTCTTCATACTGTCACCGTTTTCGATGCTTTCAGTAAGTGAACTTCTTAACGCTTCAAGCAGTTGTTTTTTTGTCGTCTGATTTATTTCGGTACTTTTTGCAAGTCCAAATCTGTCGACCCATTTATTAAATCGGTCATTCGTAATCGTCATAATTCCAAGTACAGAAATGTCTTTTTTATTTTCAAGTGCAAATTTTGCGTTCTCCCTTCCTGCACTCATACTGTCAAGCCAGCATTTAGCAAGACCGTGCTTTACCGCTTCATCACATTCTTTCTGAAAGTAATCATTTACTAGATTGTTAATTGTTGCGTCATTACATTCTTTCAATGATTTTATTTTTTCAGAAATATCGCCTTTCTGCTTTCTTGCAATTTTTTTAACTGCATTAATAAACGCAGGTTCGTTGTTTCTTGCTTTCGTGTCGAAGTTGTGCCACAGTTTTTCCTTCCACAGTTTTCTTTCTGCGTCCTGTTTTATGATACGCCCCGCAAAAGATTTTCCGTTTTCATCTTCAATTACAACTTCTTCTTCTGGCTCTGTTTCTGCCTCTGGTGAAGGAATATCTGCTAAACTGAATTCTTCGTTTGCAGGAATAATTGAAACACCGATAGGCACAATATAATGTCCTTCGTCTGGGCTTGGATTAATTCCGAACTGTTCGCAGAACTGCTCTTTAGTTACTGCACCCAATCGCAAGCCTGTTTCATAAATCCTTAATTTCAAATCTTCATCTTCAATTACTTTTACATTGTGCTTGCACATTACATCGTCAAACTCATAAAGTAACTGTGTATTCAAAACCCTTTCAAAGAATTTAAGGCGTGGAATAATAACGTTTTTCTGTGTCAGATAATATGAAGCATCAATAGTCGCCCTGTTTGAATTTTCAATAATGCCGAATATTTCAGGCGGTAATTGATAATGTTGCAAGCATTCATCACGCAGGAATTTTCTGCTTTCTGTCATATCAAGTTCTTTAGGTGAAATGCCTACTGTCTTAATATTCATAGCACCTGTTAAGATTGCTGGCTCTCTTGCTTTTCTGAAACCGCCTATTTTTTCAAGAAGTGATTTCTTTAATCTGTCTGCACCCTGTTCATTACCTTGATAGCCAGTAATAACATAAGGCGGTGTCGCATCGTTATAAAAAAAGTTTTTCTGATATTTACTTGCGTATTCATCGGTTTCCAATTCATCGGCAATACTTTCAGAAAGTCCTTTACCGTTTCCGTACGGATCATTCAAATCTACATCTTTAAAATAAACAAAATCTTCAGGAAGAACAGTTAAGATTTTACCCGCCGTTGTTCCATAAGGTGTGATTTTATAAAAATGATTTCCGACTGTAGGCTTTGAAATAATCCACGCTTTCGGAATAGGAAGAAGTGCAATAATTCTTTTTCCGTCCCTTACTTTAAGCCACCCGCATTCGCCGACTAAATCAATATATGCAAATGTAAGATAACGCAAAGTAAATCCGTCAAGTTCTGGGAATGTCGGACAAGGTTTGTCAAGAAGTTCATATAATTCGTGCTCGCCTATCGGCTCTGCATTATCACCGTTTTTTCTGTATTCAGATTTCTTGTATAATTTTAATTCTTCACCTGCACAGGTTTTTGCAATATAACGAACTGGGTCAAGTCTTGGTGATTTTCCGTAAAGGTCAGGCATTTCTGCACTTGCTCTATTCGGTGCTATTGACCATTTGCGTTTTATCTCTTGAAAAAGGTTCATCAATAAACCCCCTATGATATATACTTAATTTATACACCTATTATTTTATTTTGACAAGTTTATTTTTTTCATTCGTTCCATTTCTGCTTTTATCCTGTCAATGATTGCTTCGTCTTTTACATAATAGCAATAAAGCCAATGGATAAATTCGTGTGTCTTATTGTTGCACGGCAGGAAGTTGTCATTTAATTTTTCGTAGTTTTCTTCCCGCAAATCCTCGTGATGAAGTTCAAACCTTTTTGACAATTTTTTTAAGGTAATTAAATCAATTCCCCCACATTCATTTTTCTTTTTTGCCTTAAATTCTTTCCACACTTTTCTCGCTCTGAAATTGCGTTTCTTTCTCAGTATATCATTCATTTTGTTTCTAATGTCTTTTCAACACTCCATTTTTGATATTTTATTCTTGCTTGGATTGTTCCTTGTTTTATTCCAGTAATTCTTGACCATTCTGCTATGGTCTTTTTTTGTCCCTTATAAGTTAAAAAAACATTTGTTCTTTTGTTATTTGCTTGTGCTATATTCGTAACCCACCTACAATTATCAGGATAATATCCTAAATTATTATTAATGCGGTCTATTGTACACTCACCTCTTTTTGCTTCTGGATTATAACCTGTTTTTTCTGACCACTTCTGAAAAGCATAAAAATCATTTTTCCATTCATCACAAACAGTAATACCCCTTCCACCATAAGAATTAAATCTTTTGTTATTTATATTATAACACCTTCCTTTCATATCTTGCCAAATAACATAAAGTCTTGAACGTCTACCGTTATGCTTTGTGTTTGCTTCTACCTGTCTTTCGTGACGATAACAACCACAAGACTGTGTATGTCCACTTCTGATTTTTGTTCCGTTTACAACACATTTTTTTCCACAATCACAAATACAATTATAAAAAACTTGATAATTTCTCCCATTCCCTTTAACAGTATGAGAGTATGAAACAACGAATAAGCGATTAAATTTTAACCCTGTAATATCTTTTCTTTTCATACCCTTATTATGCTATTTTGCAAATTATAAATCAATAGCAACAATCATTTCTTCGGTTATAAAAAGCAAGGCAAACCGAGTCGCCCGTATCGGGTGAACGACCATTATGGCGGTTTTTAAAACAAGACTTTGCAACTTCGCTTCTGTTGTCTTTCGGTTCTAACTGCTTTAAGCCCTTTGCGTTATAGAAATATTGTCTTTCGCTTAAATCTTCGAGAAGTTCTTGCGTCATATACTCTTTCGGAATATACATCTGCTTCAAGGGTAATTCAAACATCATTTCGCTTGCACAATTTGCATATACTGTCGGGTCGTCTGCTCTACCGCCAAAAGCAACGGGAACAACGTTATAACCCCATTCATTCAGTAAATCCAAAACACCAACGTTTCCACCTTGGTCGCAGATTATCGGAATTGACTTGTCATAATTCGCCATTTCTTGAACCATTCCCGCAACGTCTTGTGTATTATAACCCCTTACAGCTCTAATCTCTATAACGCAGAAACCCTGTCGAAGTGTTGCAACTGTCTTGTCCCCTGTCGGACTTCGGGCAATATCAAGCCCTATACTTCTTGCCCCTTCCTGTCGTTCTTTGTCGTTTCTGTTTTCGTCTGAACAGTCCAGAACATCAGACACAAGCCACACGGCATTTGTCTGCTTATTGCGTGGATAGCCTAAATAAACGTGCTTTGCTTCATCGGGGTCTTGTTCCATAAGTGTTTCATATTTTTCTAAAAGGTTATCGGGGAAAAATGGGTTATCTTCCGCAAGGGGTTCGCCTTTGATAATAAGCCAATCTTCCTGCGGATTTGAAACAAACTTTTGAGTTATCGGGTCATTTGTTGTATTCGGATTGTACACCGCCCATATTTCTGCTTGATGTTTTTTGCCATTATAAACCCATTCTTTTCTGATAGTTGCTTCAAGGGTGTTCCAAGTGTCTAAAGAAACTCCGTCTGCTTCTTCCACGAATGCAATTGTGTAACTGTCTAAGGATTTTAATTGCGAAGCGGTGAAATCATTTAAGCCGTTGAACGAAAAATAACTGCCGTTTGTTTTATTGCGGATGTAGTTTTGTGTTATCTCAAAATCGGTGTAACCTAGTTCATCAATCTTTCTGCACAAGATAGAATAAGAACTGTCTTTGATTGACTTCTGGACCGAACGTAAACAGATAACTTTAATATTATCGCCAAAGTATGAAGGGTGCTCTGCAAACTGAATTAAAAGGCTTGCAGTACTTTCTGATTTCGCAAGACTCGCTCTACCACCGTATGCAATTTTGACGGGATGTGGCTCTCTAAACCTTTCCATTTTTGGTGTAACTTGCTCTCTGTATAACCGCAAATATTCTTTTTGTTTTTCTGCTGACAAAGACAGAAACTTTTCTTTTGAGATTTTCGGAATAACCTGTTCTGCCCTTTTATAACTTCCCTTTATCATTTTACCAATTCTTCAAAGGCTTTTACTCTTTCTTCGGTGGTCTGCATTTCTGTCGTAACTGTACCAGCGAAATTAATTTTCTGCCCTTCTGTTCCTTCTCGTATCTCTTTAAGCAATGAAACAGAAGAACTATCACCCCGTGCTAACACCCTTCTCATAACTTCATTTACTAATTCTGCACCGCTTATTTTTTTCTTACCGTCACCGACTTTTACTTCATATTCTTTTTCAAGAAACTCTGCATAAATCTGCGACATAAGTTTTTTCTTTGCGTTATTTTCTTTTCTTTTTTCTGCGGATTTTAATTGTCTTTCCCTTGCGTTTTCTGAATTACAAGGGTTTAAGTTCTGCGGATTAGGTTTTCCCATTGCTTTCTCCTTGTTATCTCCTTGCTACTCTAAACAACCCGAAGATATCTTCAAGCCATTTTGTTTCGCATAAAGTGTATATCTTTTTCTTATGACATCACAATAAAATGGGTCAAGTTCCATTGTGCGACATCTCAAACCGTTCTTTTCACAACCAATTAAAGTTGAACCACTACCGCCATATAAATCAACAACCAATTGCCCCCCCCCTAGCGTATCTTGTCATAAACCATTCGATCAGTTTAATCGGCTTTTGTGTAGGGTGATAGCGTTTATGGTCGAACTCTTGTTCTTTTCCGAAAATACCCGCCCATTTAACCCTTGCAATATCTCGCTTGTGTTTGTTTTTACTCCAACACAATTCAAAACAAGAACCATACATCTTATCTGCACTTTCGTCTTTTGCAAGGTCATTTTCTGCACTTGCTCTTTTATCCCATACAACCCAAGAACCGCTATTTTTATCTTCAAGCATTTCTGCGAAGTAATCTGCACCCCATAGAAAGATTTCTTTGCAATATCCGAAGTTCTCAAAAACTGTTGTTATCAATTCGGGTTTGAAATCGTCTACAATTCCCTGTGCGTACTTCTTGCCGTTCTTGATGTTTTTACCTTCTGCAAACTCTAGTTTATTTTTCATACTTGAATAATCTGTATCAAGCCCCATTCCATAAGGCGGGTCGCAGAAGATTACATCTGCCTTTTCTCCGCCCATAAGCCTTGCTACATCTTCCGCATTGGTGCTATCGCCACACATAAGAATTGAATTGCCTAGTTCGTACATTTCGCCACGCTTTGAAACAGGCTCGCTTTTTTCGTCTACTTCGGGAACTTCATCGTCTCCTTCGGTTTCTTGTGGCTCTGTTGCGTCTGTAAAATCAATCACAGTATCGGGAAGTGCTATTTCGTCAAAGTTCAAATCAATATCGTCTGCAAATTCAAGAACACTTTCCTTACTTAACCGACCATAAGTGCTATTTAGTCGCAACAACTTCTGTTTTGCTTCTTTTCGGTTTTTGCAAAAAACTTCAATCGCAGGAATTGGCGGTATAAGATAGCCTTCTGCTTCAAGCCTTGATAAAACTTCTACCCTATTATGCCCGTCAATTATCCATTTCTTTTTTCCGTCATTCCAATAATACAGAACAAAACTCCAACCATATTTTAGAATTGAAGTTTTTGCTTTTTCATAATCGCTTTCTGTTCGTTCTTTCAAACCGCCTTGAAAACTCTGTAATTCGTGAAAGTCAATAGTTTTATCGCAATCACACTTAATTGAAAGTGTTTTTACTGTTTTCATTTTTTGCCCCTGTACAATCTTTGAAATTCAGTTTTTGTGATTTTAATTATTTTACCTTCATCATTTTTTAATTTGACATAATCAGGACCGATTTCCCATACTTCATAGATTTTTTCATTTTCTTTATTTGTAACCGTCATTCCTTCCCCCTTTTTTGCCCTTGCTTTGTTCTTGTCATAGCATCTTACAAGAGCCTTTTCAATGTTTATGTTTTCTGCCCCGCAGATTACAAGGCAACACATAATTATATCTGCAAGTTCATCTTCAAAATCTGTTTTTCTTTTTTCTAAATCCTGCTCGCCTTTTCCATAAGTCCAGTTTATCAAAGACGCAGTTGCTTCTGAAACTTCACCTGCACAATGCTTAAGACATTTTAAAGTATCAGTCCCTAAACCCCTTGCTATTGCTACCTTCCTTGCCTGCTCTGATAGAAGATTTAACTTTATCATCTTGCCCCCTAAAGATGAGAGTTATTCAGGCGATACTCACAAACGCCAAAGTTCAAAAGCCGATACGAACTTAAAAGTATTTTAACACATAATGTGTAAAATGAAAAGTTATTTTTTATCGGATTTCTTTTCTGTTTTAACTTCTGTTTTACTTTCTATATCTGGAATGAAACAGAATGCAGTTCCGCAGTAATTGGAATAAATCCAACCGCCGATAGTTCTTTGATACTTAAAGCCGTTTCCCGTTTCAAGAACTTCTCCGAACTTCAAACCTTTCAAATCTTTTTCAGTCATTTTTTTTACCCCCGTATTTTTCTAAAAATGCCTGCAACCTTGCTTCTTCTACTTCAAGATGAAGCCTTGCAGTCTGCATTTTATATTGTTCTGTTTTCATTTTATATTCTGTCGCTTTCATTTCGTTAAACGCAATTTCTGCCGAATAGTGCGTTTTGTTGTACTGATTTAATAAAATCAAAAACAAAAGAATTAAGCACATCAGAACACCGATTAAAATTACATTCAGAATGAATTTATTTATCCTCTGAATTATTCCCGCCATAACTGACCCCCATTTCTTTGTAGTGGTCAATCAATCTGTCAGTCAACATCGCAAGCCCTTTTGACCCGTATAATTTAATATATTCGCCAATCAGGATTTCTGCAAGAATTTCAAGATGCTTTCCGATTGAACTTCCGACATCGACTTTTGCATTACATTTCAAAGAACAGACATACTCTCCGTTTAAAGTGTTATCAATAAAAAAACTGCCGTACTTTTCACGCCACATTTTTTTATTTGCGATTTTATGGGCATATTGCCCCGCACCCGTTGAAAGAGGTTTACCGCAGATTTTACAGAAACCCCTGCACCTTTCAAGTGCTTCATATCTCTGTTCTTTCTGCTTTTCGTTCATTCTTTTCCCCTGTCTTTACTAAATGAATGTAGTCAGATACACCTTCAATGCAGATAATCACAAGCATATAGGGAATGAATACAATAAGGAATAAGGGAAATAAAAGCACCCCTAAAATCATTCTAAAAATATTTTTCATTTTCCGAACATCTCCAACTGTTTGATTTTCTTTTCTTCCCGTTCTTTCTGTGTAAACATATCTTCCTGTTTACAAGGCAAGATTTTTTCATAAAAGGCTTTTACATATTCTTTCTTTAATTCAAAACCGTATGCCCTTCTTCCAAGATTTGCAGATGCAAGTAAAGTAGTTCCAGAGCCTGCACAACAATCGATAACTACATCATCAATATCTGTGTAAGTTCTGATTAAACTTTCAAGCAACGGAACGGGCTTTTGCGTAGGGTGAACTTTCGGTGTTTCCCTATCATCAATCCATTCCCTGCATTGAAAAATCATTTTTCCGTTATTTCTGAATTTTGGCAATTTATCACGATAGAAAAGTAAAGCAATTTCAAAATTACCTACTGCACGCATATTTGCTTTCAAAACCTGTGCAGAATAATTTTTATAAAAAATCAAAACTTGATGATTTTTAAATCCGTACTGTTCCGCATAATGTATCAGTTCTTCCTGTTGCTCATAAGCACAAAATAAAATCATACACCCTGCATCACCTTTTTCTTTCGGCTCTTTTTTAAGAAGGTTAGAACAGAAATGGAAAAATTCGCTAATTCTGAAACCTGCTTTTGTATCAGTATCAAAAGCCGTTGCACCTGCAAATTTACTTTCTCCGTTTCTATTGTCCCCCCCCCTCATACCACATAGGATTTGACCCATACATATTTGTTCCTAACTGATATGGAATGTCAGTTAAAATCAGTTGTGCCTTTAATATGTCGTGTGATTTCCAATTTTGAAAACTGTCATTATATAATGCAATTCTTTCCAATTTTTGCCCCCGCTAAAAAATATCATTCTCAAGTTTTTCTTCAAGTTTGTTTTTTGTCTGTTTTTCTTTCTGTAATTCCTGCTCAAGTACAATTCCAAGAAAAGCACAGACTTCGTATGCCGTGTCGATTAAATATGACATTTCAACCGTGTTTACTTTTGTCATACTTTCTGGAACAGGTTGTCCCGTAATTTTGTTTATATGATACGGATAACCTCTTGAAATTGCTTTTAATTTCAAAGCGTTTTCCGTTTCTTTCGCATCTTCGCCCGTTTCCTTGCAGATGTAGTCAACTAACTTCCAGAAAAGGTTATTCTGCGAGCCTTCACCCGTTGTCCTGCTTTTATAAGGCTTTGAAATATCAACTGTCATATAGCCGTTGAATTTTTCTTTTGCCCCTTCAAACAGATGCAACATTTCAGATTTTACTTCCTGTGAAGGAAAATTAAAAAGCAATCCCGTTTCTTTTTTTTCGACATAGCATACAAACTTCATTTTCTATCCCTATCTTCTGTAATAGTTCTGCGATGCATTCTGTGATGCATTCTGCGGATTAAACTGCGGTTTTCCGTTAGCCTGTCCGTTGCCCTGTCCGTTAGGGTTCATAGTTGCATCAAGTACATCATTTTCAATGATTTCAAAACAGTTTTGATAAAGATAACGCTTCAAGTATGTCACGCTTGCACCCGTATTCTGCACTTCGTGGCAACCTTTCAACTGTGCCTTTGCCATTGGAATAGTAAAGGTTATTTTATCTTCTGGCTTTTCCAAGTCGATAAAATCAAGGCTTGCAACTTCATTTGAAACATTTATTACACAGGTAAATTTCAAATCCTTTGCAAATCCGTTGATTGTCGGAACAATATCTGAAAGTTCATAATAAGTATAACCCGCAAATTTATTCTGACCGCTTTTTTTTACGCCTGCCAACTGAAACCGCATTCTTGCTTCATTTAATTTTTCATATACATTCATATTCTTTCACCTTACAATTTCTTCAAGATAATTTTCACCGCTTTTTTAAGTCGCAGATAAAAAGGGCTTATATCAACGAATTCTGCAAACCGTCTGAAAGTTGCCCTTTCACATCTTGCAACTACCTTTTTGTTTTTCTTTGCCTTACTGCTCATTTTTCTTTGCACCTTTTTTGTTTTTCAAGTACTGGAGATTTTCAGGCATCGTCTTTTTCTCGATGAACTTTGAACGGCTTACGCCCATTTTTTCGGCTTCTTTATCCAAGTAGTCAATCTGATTTTTATGAAAGTAAACCGAAAACCTAACGCCTTTTTCTTTTTTCATTTTCACCCCCTTTTAGTTTCCGAACGGTGCTTGATAGCCGTTGCCGAACATTTCACCCTGTCCGTATTCATTCTGATAGCCGTTGCCCTGCGTGTTCTGTTTTCTTGAAAGAGTTTCTACAGAAGATGCAACGATGTAAACTTTACTGCGGTTGTTTCCGTTGTTGTCTTTCCATCTGTCCTGCCTTAACTCCCCAGATACTCCGACTTGACAACCCTTGAAAAGTCTTGATTTCAAACCTTCTGCAAACTTTCCGAAGGCTACAACGTCAAAGAAATTAGGCTCTTCAACCCATTCCCCGTTACCGCCTTTGTAACTGCGGTTTACTGCAATCGTAAAATTGATTTTTGCCGTTCCGTTCGGAAGGTAGGAAAAATTGTTCTCTCCGATGTCGCTTGTCAATCGCCCGATTTCCGTTACTGAATTCAAATCTGTCATTCTTAACCCCCTATGACTAAATTCAAAATAATATTTGCTTCAAGAATTATAATAAATAATTCTATGATGCACAAAATGTCCGCCCAAGAGGGCTTAAACTTTTTTACATATTTGTTCCCCTTCTGCCTGATGTACTTCTGCATCTTTACCCCCAGAATACATAAAGATAAGATGCAAGTTTGATAATGTCTTTTTTAGAAAGCCTTTCTTCAATGATTTCATTATCCAGAACATCATCAATCGTTCCCTCAATGATTTCTGTTTTTCCGATTTCTGTTTGATATGAAAGAATGAATTTTCTTCCTTCAAGTTTCTGTATATAATTAATTGCAAGCCCGTTTTTGTTTGTTCTAGATTTTTCAAAGAAGATTTTTTCTTCTCTTATGATTTCTAAATAATAATTTCTTTCAAACATATATTGCCCCCTTTGTTTGATGTTTACATCTTAACACTATTTATGTTTTTTGTCAACACTAACTTTTTGAATATTCGTAAAAAGTGTTCTCGCAGATTTTTCTGTTTATTCTTACTGTTGCATCTGGCTTTAATTTTTCGTTTTTTTTCCTGCAACTTCCTTCTGCATCTTCCTACAGTTTCGATTGTCGGCAATCCTTTCTTTCTGTAACTTAAAATAAAATTTCTTGCGTCATAGCCGTAAATATTAATGCCGTTTGCATCAAGTACTTTGATATAAAGCAAATCATCATCGCCCCTGCTTTCTGGACAAGTCATAAGAATTGACTTAACGGTTTTTTCTAAAGATTTAATTTTAATCATTTCAAGCCCCCCGCAAATTTCATTAATGCCGATAAATCAGAAGTTGTTGCTTTTAATTCCGTGATGTAAACTTCCCCGTTCTGAATAAAGCCGATACAAGAAATATTTTCATTCATAAAAATAAAGTTTTTCATTTTCTACCACCCTTAAAAAAAGTTAATCGGCTTCATCGCCAATATAAAAAGTTTGCCAAAGGTTTTTTATTTTTTCATTTCGTTGTAAAATTTGCAGAACTTACAGGCATTACAGTAATCAACGCATTTTTTACTTTCGCCCTGTCTGAATTCGATATTATCGCCACCGAATTCTTTTTTATAATTTTCTGCTTCTTCTTCCGTGTCAAGTAAACGAAGTGCAGATTTTCTGCCGTTTTTCATTACTGCCCATTTATCAGAAGTTGCCCACCTTTCAGATGCCGTGCAAGGCGTCAATTCTTCATCAGAAAGTTTTTCTGCTTTTTCCAATTCCTGCACTTTATTGAAAATAAACTTTTCAATTTCTTCAAGTGCTTCTGCCGTAACTTTCACAGAATGTATTGTTGTCGGCTTCTGCGGATAGTTTGAGTCAAGTCTTGCTTTGCTTTTTGAATGGTCTTTAAGTAAAGCAACGAACTTGATTTCTTTAACATTCAATCCGTTCTGTTTAAGAAGCCAAGCATAAATTAAACCCTGCTTATTCCAATCATCATAGTCCGCAAATTGAACTTTCCAGATGCTTGCAGTTTTCCAATCATACACAATTTCATTCTGTAAATCGTACAGGTCAACTTTTCCCGTAACTTTTGAATTGCTTACTTCTACAGATAATTTTTCTTCTGTAAAACCTTCAATGCCTGCTTTTTCAAAAATCGAATGAACCGCAGTTCCGAAAATCTGCCATACACAGTCCGCAACATCAATTTCAATTTCGTCAAAATGTCTGTCAGTCAGGATTGTTTCACAAGCACCCTTTAAAAGAGTAGTTGCAGAATAACACCCTTTTTCATTGTGCCTTTCCAAATTCAGAGCATTTATAAATGCCTGTGGTAAATTAAGTTCATTATGTACAATCATTTTGTACCCCCTTGCTTTAATCTGACTATATCTTAACACTTATTTATTATCTTGTCAACACTTTTTACAGTTTAGTTGTAAAAGCCTTTTCTACTTCCCAACCGCTTCTTTTTATTTTGGATTGTACTTTATCATAATTAAGATTTAACTCTCTACACCAATCGGCAAGAGATTGTGTTTTCCCTTTATAGGTAATATAAAGATTATTACGTCTATTGTTGCATTGTACCCTTAATGAAACCCAACGGCAATTTTCGGGGCTATATCCTTTGTTTACATCTATTCGGTCTATTGTTAGATTATCGGCATATCCATTTTCTAAAGCCCATTTTTTAAAAGTTTGAAATCCTATGGTAGAATTATGAGCTCCTTTTGCGTGTTCTGGATTTAACCATTCATCACAAATTGTTATTCCCCTTCCGCCATAACGCTTATAATCTTTGTTATTTGGATTATAACAACGATATTTCATTCCACGAAAAATTCTGCAAAAAGTGTATCTAATTCTTTTGAGATTTTATTGAACTCCAAATCATTTTTAGTTTCATCGAGTTCTGTCTTAATGTCTTTATTCATAAAAACAGGATAACGATTGCAAATCCATTCGATTATCACTTCTTTGCTATATTTATTTAAGATTTCATTTACTGTCATTCTTCCACCTCGACTATATCCCAACTTGTAGCCATAAACTCTTCTCTAGGACAAGTTCTCATGTGATAAGAAACTTCTTTCTGTGCTTCTTTTTTAGTATTATGTTTTGGTCCACGCCATGTTTCATAATGTCCAGAAGCATCTGTATAACTTTCTACTACTTGATATTTCATTTTTCTTCTCCTTCAATACCTACTACACCACTAACGTCTATACATATATCTTCCACAGGAACAACAATGTATTTGTTTTTACCTTTAACTTTTATATGTGTAACTACGTTGTAATGAGCAGGTATACCATTTAGTTTATCTTTAAGATTATCTACAGTCATTTCTACACCTCACTTGTTCTTTTACTTTACTCATTTTTTTATCTCCCTTACGGGTCTAATAATCTGTCAATTTCCTTCTGTCTTTTGTTATAAGCAATTGTGTTTCTATCACTTAATTTTTTATATTTTTCCCAAACTTTTAATCTCTTAACCTGTTCATCGAATGTTCTTTGTGGCATTTTCTTAAATGCTTCTAAAAGTTCCATTTCTTCTTTATGTTCTTTTTCTGTAAGTTCTCTATCTTTATCCAATAAATATTGAGTATGAACATCCTGCATATCGGCATCTATATCATGTAAAAAATTTTTTCTTAAAATGAACATAGCCAACTCTTCTTTAGAATATTCTAATAATTCTTGCATTGTCATTTACATATCTCCGCTAACATTTTTCGTTCTCTTCTGCTTAACTCTCTGTCATTTACAAAACCCCCATTTATCAAGATTGTGACATTCTACTAATCTATCTTCTTGTAACGCCTCTTTTAATCCGTAGTTGCATTTTAATTCATCGCCCCAAAAAGAATGATACTTACAGTTGCCACAACACTTTAGTTTTTCAAACTGTTCAAGTTCTTCAACGGCTTCCCATAAAATCTGCGTAATCTTAACTGACGCAGGTTCACGTCTTGCATGGATTTCAATGTGCTCTCTTATTTTTCGTATCTTATCTTCCGTCATTCTTCTACCTCCTCCACAACATTCCAGACTCTTACAGAAAATCCTTCTGCCTTGAGTTTTGCTTTTACTTCTTCAAACTTTTTCCAATCTTCGTGATAAACAAGATACCGCTCTTCGATATTCTTTTGCATGTATTTTGTGAACGGATTGTTTGTCTTATAACGCCATGCAGTAAGAAGTTTTGTCATTCTTCGTCTCCCATATCATTACTTCTTTTCCTTTTCAAGATTATTCACCCGGCTATTCAATTCAGTTATCTAATAAGCCATCATCTTAATTGTCTTATCCCATTCTTCTCTCGTCTTTTTGTCTGCTTTTCTAAAGTGTAAAGCCAATACAAAATCAACCATAACTTCAATAAACAATAAAACATCTGTTACTGCAACAATTCCTAAAAAGATTTCAATTGTTTTCATTTCTCTACCTCGCTGTTTATTAGATTTTTAATTTTCCCTATTATTTCTATAATTTTGCAAACTACCCAAATACCTGCAACAATATCAAGAATTATCATTGTCATTTCTCCACCTCGCTATTTTTGTTTTTCTTTACAAATAAACCTTTCGTACAGCCACAAGCTACAAGCCCTTCGGAGTCTTTATTCTTACATTTTCTGCAAGGGCTGAAAAACCATAATATTTTCTGAATTAGTTTCTGAATTATTTTCATTCACTCTCCTTATCAAACAGTTTAGCACCTGTCGGCTTATATACCTTGTTGATTGCTTTAGTGTAACTCTTCTGCTCTTCTTTATTAAGACTTCTCATAGGTTCAGAAGGTGGTACAATTTCTTGCCAAGCAATAACTTCATTAGTTTCATACCAGCCACTATCAAAACACCAAAACCTACCGTGTGAAAATACTCCTGTCATATAATCACTATCATCAAGACCAAACCATAAAAGATAGAGTGTTTCTTTTTCAGCGGTATCTTCTTTCGGTAAATCTCCATCTTTCACATAATGCCACTCGTTTGCCTTGTTATAGCCGAACTCTGCACCATCTTGCCATATCGGAGCATATTCACTAGATTTACCCCAACATTTTGGAAACTTTTCTTCTGCTTCTTTCTCAAACATTGGCTACTCCTTATCCAATAAGATGTTCTGAAAGCCATTCTATTGCTTCATCTTGTGAATCAAAGCCATAGTTTTCCCAATCATTTACAACTTCTTCATAAATCTTATCATAAGCATATTTATTCATTCTTTCCCTCACTTGTTCTTTTGTGAACTACTTAATTTCAACTCTTTCAAACTTCTTGTAAAACTCATTTGTCTGCCTTACAAAGATTTTGCCATTCATATCTTTAACATCATCTAATTTTGTATAAACTGTGTAATCAATATCTTCACGACCATTTGTACATTCAATCGCTTCATCATAAATGACAACATAAAGATTTCCTGTCTTTTTATGTTTCCATACTGAAAGTTTATTGTTTTCTGTCATTATTTGCCCCCTTGTGTAACGGAATTCTATAGTCAGGCTTTCTTTCCTTTTCTTCCGTTTTTATTTTTGCATTTCCGCTTTTCATTTTTGAACAACAGGAAGAACATGGGCATTCCCTGTAATCCCTGCATTGCCATTCTGGATTGCCGAAATGCTCGCAATAACTCATTTCTTTGAACCTGCATTCATAACATATAAATTCCCCCTCGTCACCGTGCAGATACTGTTTATTATAATTTACAGTTTTCATCGGTGGCTTGAAGTCTGAATGCTTGACTTCATAAGCCCTGCATTCAAATCCTTCATCATAGCACTTCGGACACATCGGCAAGCCGTATGCGTATTCAGTGCCACATTCAAGACAGACGCACCAGTAATAAACAGGTGGCTTCTTGCCTATCTTCTTCATAGCATCAGAAAATTCTTTAACAGAAGGTTTTACACCTTTCTTTTTTTCCTTTGCTATTGCAATCAGAAAGTTGTCTGCATCTTCTTCAGTAAAATATTTTGCATTATTCAACAGATAGTTTTTTTCAGTATCGTTTAATGCCCCGTACTCATTTTCTATGCGTTGAATGATGTTCACTCATTGCCACCTTCATCGTCAATTATACCCCATTTTTTAATTAACTGCTTTAAATTTTCGCCGTCTGGCATTCCTTCTTTAAGCCATTCTTTTTTATATTTGTTGAATAAATAAACATCAAACCAATCTGTTTTTTCTGCGTATTTTTTTCGTAAAAACTGTTCGCAGATTTCATCGGCTTTTTCACCTTCTGGAATGTCAACATATTTCTTTATGTCGAAATATTCAGAAGTATATTCAACATAATTCTTGCAGAAGGCATTGAAAGAAAAGCCGTTTTTCCAAGTCTGACTATTTGCAACTTTCAGATAGTTTTCTAAAGCCTGCATCAGACTTGCGGGGCTTTCCTGCATCAGAATTGGCGTTAAACTTCTGCATTCCTTTATCTTGAACTGCATAAAATCTTTTGAAACAGGTATTTTTCTTTTACCCGTCAGATTATGTTTTTTAATTGTATCGAATACTTGAGCAAAGAATTCTGTGTATTTATCGGTATTCATATTTTCAAGTTGTTTTTGAACGCAGGAAGGTAGAGTATTTTCTAGATTATTATTTATATTATATATTATATTATTAGGTAAAGAATTTTGACTACCCACATTCAAATTTTTTGAATACCCCATTAAAGAATTTTGACTACCCTGTTCAAAATTTTTGGATACTATACAAGATTTGTAAGTGCAAAATTTCAGATTATTTTTAAATTCTACATTTTTCATAATCAATTGTTTTTCTAATAATGATTGCAAAGTGTTTAAAACTGTCTGCTTTGATGTATTACACCAGTCTGCAAGATATTGAAGGCTTCCTGTAAATTCAGACTCTCCGTCTTGAGAAAATCCGTGAATAACTGCATAAATCAAAAGTTCATTCCCTTTAAGTTTTAAGTCATTCACCATAAAAGCCTGTATTGTTATATAAGACCTTTCATTTACCATTTTTTTAATCTCCTTTTTCTTTCAGATAAAAAAAACCTTTCTACAGAGTCTAGAAGGTGGTGTTCCTTAATCTGCCAATCAGACGTAAAGCAGATATTCTAAACCCTGTAAAAAGGTTTTCTTCTCGTCTGATTTTTTTATATCGGGTCACCACTTCCGATGCTTTGATAATACACCATAGCACCGAAAAAATCAAGTACTAATATTTAATCCAATCTGCAAAAGGATTATCCATTACTTTTTTCAAGAAAGCATCTGCGGTTTTTTCGTATGCAGGATTTTTTGCAATCAGAACTTTCTTTGCTTCTTCATAACTGTAAACCTTTGCATCTTTAATGTCTGTTCCGTAACTGTAACGGATTAAATCCCTTTCCCTTCCTGTAGTCAAAAATAATTTCTTTGTCATATATTGCCCCCTTTGTTTGATGTTTACAGCTTAACACTAACATCATATCTGATAGTTTTCTTGACATCCTCCAAACTGCCATAAAGCGGTTTGCTATAGCGGATTTCGTCACTTGATACAATCCATTTATGATTATATCTGTCGTACTCAATGCGAATGTGAGTGTGTTTGTAAAGCACGCTCCAATCATCACAGAACCTGTTGAAGTCACTGCGGCGTAATGCACCAAGCGTCTTATATACGCCGTATGTTTCGATGAACTCTGCTTTTGTCATATTAAAGCCCCCTTGCTTTGTCTTTCTGATTATATATTAACACCTTTTTTATATCTTGTCAACACTTTTTTTAAAATATTTTCATTTTTTTTTCTTAACACTTTTTTCTATATAATATAAGGGTTTTAGGGCGATAAAACAAGCCGTGAGCCTTCAAAATAAGGGCGTAGAGCGACTTTTTAGGGGTAAATGATATAATTATACTATTTCGAGGAAAAAACGCTTAAAACGGGCTATTTTTCAATTTTAAGAAAAAAAACCCTTGCGGGGCTTTGCACCCAGAACGCAAGGGAAAAACAAGGTTTTTTTCATCATTCCTAAAGCGAGGGGGCAATAAGAATGGTCTATCTTTTATTCAGTTCTTCAACGGTATCGCCCCACAATTCCCATTCCTGCACAAGATGTTCATAATAATTTATTATCTGCACACAGTCTTTCAAATCGTGCGGGGCTTCTAATTCTTTTCTTTCTGGCTTCGGCGGTAATTCTAAATTATGACTTGTCGTTATGCAACTTGTCATTGTTAGAATTAACAAGACAGGAAACAACAGAAAGCAAATCTTCTTCACTTGTCGCATCTGCTATCTTCTCCATAACCTTTAATTCATCATTCTTTATTTCTGAATTCTTCCTGATGTATTCAGTCATAATTGAAATTGTTTTCTGCAAATATTTTTCCGTTGCTTTAAGTTCTGCAATCTTTTTTTTCTGACTTGAAATTATCTTTGCAAGTACAATAATAACACCGATTAAAAAGATACACAAGAAAACAACTATCAGAATTAAAGTCAACCTATTCATTCAGTTTACCCGTGAATTTATCAAGTGCAATATTCAAGTCTACAGTTCCGAATAAACCCATTACTGTAAATCCGACAATGCACAATTCTTTAATATCGCAGTTTGAAAAAATATTTACCCATTTCAAAACTGCACCTGCAATTACAATTACGCCTGCAATTATTTTTGCAACTAAAGAAACATCTTTTGCTTTTACTTCGTTCATAATTCCCCCGTTATAAAACTTTTACTTTCGGTCTTAAAACACCGATCATATTTTCCGTACTTTTCAAATTTATTTTTGCACCGTTCTGTCTGTAGCCGTCCTGCTCGAAAACAATTATATTTTTATTTTCATAGCCGATGCAGATTGCAACGTGTCCGTAAGGATTAGTTTTTGTTTCTCCCCAGATAACGCAATCTCCGATTTTTGCAGTTTTCGTTTTTACTTTTGAAAAAACTTCCTGCTCAAGCGGTAATTTTTCATAATTAAGAAACAAGTCTTTTGCACCTGCAACCGCCCCCGTATGTTTCAGAAATCCTAAAACATCTTTTATATATTGTCTGAATAAATCAACGCATTGTGCCCCGTTCGCCTTGTCATAATCTACTATGTCATTAAAGTAATTATTGACGAATTGAATTAATGTCATTATTTGCCCCCTTCATTTATATCCAGTTTCGTTTCTATTCGTACTATCGACTTTTGAATTTCTGTCAAGGTTGCAAGAACGGAATTTATACTGCTATCTGTTGCAAGTCTTTCCTGTTCAATTTTCGCTTCAAGTACTGAATGGTCTTTACAGAACTTTTCAGTTTTTTCTTATACATCTTTTTCTATCGCTTCTATCCTGCTATTCATTTTTGATGCGTTCCACACCAAAGCAAGAACAGGAAGAAGAAAAACTACTGTTTTAATCAAATCTTCAAGAAATTCACCACTCATTTTTTAACCCCTTTAATTAACTTTAACCCATTTTTTCTATCTTGTCAAAATTATAATTTTTTATACATTCGCACATACTGTGCAATCTTTATCCCTGAAGACCCCTGTGGTGTGATTTTCACAACGTGATTGACCGAAGGACTAGTAACACGAAGAATTTGAATCCCAAAAGAAACAAGTTTCGTAGAAACGAGAGTTTCATCACTAATAGAATTTGGTGCAAAAAGATTCGGAACATTCAACCTTGCAATCAGTTCCACACCTGTTCCACCTGTCTGACCAGTAATGGAAAAAAGATAGTAACCTTCTGTAAGAGTGACGGCATCAAGCGACATCTGTGTATTGCCAATGTGCTGGATGGTTTGCGTATATGTTACGGCAGGAGAACTTCCCTGTAGAGCTTGCCAGACTGCATTAGATGTAACTGCGTTCATATTGTCTTCTTCAACGACATCTACAGGGGTACTTCCACCACCTATGTTATAGACAGTACTACCCACTTTAATTGTATTCGCAGTTTCTGTCGCCTGCTCACCTGAATTGATGGCTACTGTCTGCGAGTTTAATTTTACATTGCCTTCTTCATCGACATAAATACTTGCTACATATGTTCCACCATTCAATGAAAGTGTTTCTGTATCTTCTACACCGCTTGTTAAAATAAGTTTTCCCGTTCCGATTAAATTCTTTATATATACCCAATAATTTTTACTTCCTGTCTGTTCATCATCTCGATATAAAGTAAAAGTAAAATCTGAATTGTTATTATCTCCTGTAAAACCGATTGTGCTAAAAGTAACATCAGATTTGCTCATTTCAGTATCAGTCGGAACTTCATACCACTTTACACTATCAACTGCATTTGTTTTGTTGCTTGCCATTTGGAGCTTTCTCAATATAATCTGCAACTGGTCACTTAAAGCATTTTCCGGTTTACCAAATTTAAAATTGATTGAATAAACTCCCTTTGCACTTCTTTCTGTTACTGATTGTATTTGAACTATAGCTTTCTGGTCATTGAATGATAAGGTTATTTTGTCACCAATATCATACTGTTCTCTAAATACATAAGGACATTTTACAAGTCCGTTTCCACTCATTTCAATTGTCTGTCCGTATTGAGCTAACATTGAATATGCTTCTGCTTCATATTCCTCTTCTGTTGTCATTTCTGACTGATTATCAAAGCACTCAAATCGGTTTAATCCTTCCGGAGTTTCTTCATCTTCATTTACTGTCTCACCTTCATATAAATCCCTTTCCTCATTCTGTCCTTTACCAGCTACATAAATTGCGTTTGAGAAGGCATCTGTACTGTCTGAAAATTGTCCATTTGCCAAACTGTCAAAATCCGGAGAAAAGAAAACTGATGTATGAATATCGTTTCCAGTATAGCACTCAAGAATTAAATTAGTTGAATTGAATTTCATTCTCCATCCAATTTCTGATTGAATGGCTATTGTCTTACATACTTCATAAAGGTTAGAAAATTCTTCACTCACAGAATATTCTTTACCAATTGCATTTTGTAAGGTTGGAATTGTATTTATAATTGGTAATTGTCTTTTAGATTCCGCATTACTTCCGCACTGGTCGTTTATAAGGTTTCTCAAGCACAATTCACCTTTTGCAGTCATTGACCACTTGCCACCATCATTCATATTCTTAATTACTCTGCGTTTAAGAATATATCTTGCGTCATAACCAATTATATTTCTTATTTGTGAGCCTTTTCCGTTTTCACCAAGTGTATCATTTATCCGGGTTATTTCTCCAAAATCATAATCACTTTCACCAATCTTAACAAACAAACCTTTTTTGAACTTTTGAGCATTAGGAATATTAAAATTAATTGTTATTGTAAATTGACCAGCTTGGAAAAGATTATGTTCAAAAGAATATTCCTGATAATCATCTATTATGGCAATTTGAGAAAATTTATTGTCTTTCCATTCGTATAAATGTATTTGAAGTTTTTCCATTTTATACTCCTACATATTTTTGTCTATATTTTAGTGTTGCGTTAAATTGGTCACCAATTCCAGAAATAAGTAATTCATTATCACCAACTTCTAGTGATAAATTCATATTGCTATCTTCAGTTAAATCTGCAATCAAATTTTCAAAATCTGTGAAGAAAGATGTAACCAAACCACCTTCATAAATTGAAATATAGAATTTTTCTCTTTTTGCTACTACATAATATAAAGTTATATTAAAACTTCTTTCTTCATTCCAATTTTTACCATCTACACTTGTTAAAATATTTTGTCTAGTTGAAGCACATAATTTAAAAAGTTGTTTATTAAAACATATGTCAAATACTTGGTCTGTAGAATAACTTGAATATCTTGTAATCCAATTTTCTCCATCTTCGCTTGTCAAAATTATTGAATTATTATAACTATTTTTACTTCCACAAGCAACAAATAAATCCAATTCTGAAATATAAATTATATTATTTATACTACTTAAATTTTCTCCACAAGGATATTCTGTCCAATTTTCTCCATCTGTACTTGTATAAAAATTTGAATTATTATAGCCAATAAATTTATCTTTATATGTGTAACAAATTAAATTTATATCTTCAATTTCTGTCCAATTTTCTCCATCTGTGCTTTTATATATTTTATAACTATTAGGATTATTTCTTGCAGTTGCAATATAAAAATCATTTCCTTTAACTATATTTACAAAATCATAGCTATCAGAAATAATTTGTTTATATTCCCAATTTTCATAGTCTTCACTTTCAAACCAACCTTTATAAGAAAGCAATAAAATTTTATCATTCATTTCTATGAATTTTTTTGCACTAGTTATTGAAGGTGAAGTATATTTATAAACTTCAATCCAATTTTTACAATCATCACTCTTACAAATATAATCACCTTTTACACAAAGAAATAAATTTTTTCTTTCAGAATAAAATAAATAATTTGTTGATAAAATATTTTCTTTAACTAAATCCCAATTTTCTCCATCCGTACTTGTATAACCTTCCCAATCATCATACTTATAAAAAGTTTTATTATATTCATTATAAAAATAGAATAAATTTTCAATATATTTTGGTAAATCTTCAGAATTATCTTCAACCCAAGTTACACCATCTGTACTTTCTGCGTAATAATATCGACTTGAATATTCAACAAGATAAAATTTTTCTTTACTAACAACCAATCTAGTATAATTTCGAGAAAGTCCGGAAACTGTTTCCCAAGTTTCACCATCATCATTACTAATTAATACTGTGCTTGTATGATAAGTTGAAGTTGATAAAACTTGAAGTTGAAGTAAAATATTACCCACATTTTTTATTGTTGCAGTATGGGAAGTGGTTTGAGTGCTATAACTTCCTTCCCAAGTTTCACCATCTGTACTTGTAAATAAAGATAATTTTGCACCACCAGTATAAAATTTTCCATTTATAAAATTTATAAAATCTAAAGAACCACCACCAGTATCAAGTGTTGCAATAATTTCCCAATTTTCACCATTTTCACTTTTAATAATATTTTTTGTAGAAATACCTTCTGTATTATCTATTACAAAAAAATTATTTTCTGCAAAAATAATATCTGCAAAATTTCCTTCTTTTATATATTTCC